TGCTTTCTGCTTTTGGCTGGTTCTGCCGCCAATTGTGGGAAATGGTGCAATCGTTAAAAGACGACATCAAAAGAATTGAAGTCGAACTGCCAACTTATTACGTTCGTAAAGATGAAATGAATTCTAGGTTTGATCGTCTAGAAGCAATGATTGAAAAGCTGTCTGATAAATTAGACGGGAAAGTTGATAAATGAAAATCAACATGAAACGAACAATGAAGTCGAAGACGATGTGGTTTTCGCTTTTGCTCGTTATTGTTGGTTCTTTATATGACAATTTTTCGTATTTACAAAATGTAATCGATCCAAAGTATTATGGTTCGATCCTTGTAACGATCGGTATTATTTGTGCTGTTTTGAGATTCTTAACAACACAACCGCTGGACGAAAAGTAATGTTCGGATTGAATCCATTCGTCCTGTATGGTGCTATCGCTGCCGTGGTGATTGCTTTCGGAAGTGGATTCGGTGCAGGTTATAAGTGGGAAAAGTCGAATTTCGACAATTACAAATTAGAGCAAGAAAGAAACACAAGAATCAAAGAGCAGGAACACCAAGTTGCAACGGATGAAATAAGGAAAGCTAAAGATGCTAAAATCGCTGATATTAATAACAAGCTGCTTGACGCTATTAGCGAGTTGCACAAGCGCACCAGTCGTCCAGCAGAAGTTTCCGACAATGGACAAAGTTGCTCTGGGCGATCCCTTTACTCCGAGGATGCAATCTTTCTTATCAGGGAAGCTGCCAGAGCAGATGTCCTCAGAACAGCTCTCGAAGCCTGCTACAATCAATATGAGCAAGTAACAAAATGAATAAGACTGACTTAGCTAAACGTGTTACCTTAATAGCCTGCTATACCCTTTCTGCTACTGTAATGGCTATGGTAGCGGTTTTCGTCATTGGATTTTTCAATGACAAAGTAGAAAATGCAAAATTATTTGAAATCGTTGGTCCAGCTTTTCAGACTATCGTTGGTNGATTTATTGGTCTGATTACAGGTATCAAAATAGGTGAAGCAGAAAATGAATAATAATTTTACCCAATGTTTAGCTGCACTCCTCGAAGACGAAGGTGGATTCGTAAACAATCCTGCAGATCCAGGAGGGATGACGAATCTTGGAGTGACTAAAACTGTTTGGGAAGAGTACGTTGGGCATCCTGTTTCTGAAAAAGAAATGCGTGCTTTGACACCTGAAATCGTTGCTCCTCTTTACAAAAAGAGATATTGGGACAGAGTTAGAGCTGATGAGCTAGAAGATGGTTTGGATTACTGCGTATTCGACGTAGCAGTGAATTCTGGTCCAGGAAGAGCGATTAAATTCTTGCAAACAGAATGTGGTGTTCCAGCTGATGGTGGTTTTGGTCCAACGACTTTCGCTGCTGTTTCACAGTTCAAAGGTGAAGCACTCAAAAAATTTATCACTGGATATTGCCAAGAACGCTTAAAATTTATGGAAAGTTTGCCAACATGGCCAACATTCGGTAATGGCTGGAAAAATCGAGTGAATAAAGTAGAAAAAAGAGCATTGGAGATGGTTAAATCATGACAGTATCTTTCGTACTAACTTATGATTCGCTAATCACGACTGTCGAGCAATATCTCGAGCGTAACGACCCTGCCACTGTTAATCAGATTCCTACTTTTATCACGCTTTGCGAATTTGAAATTGCTCAGCAGATAAAGACGCTTGGTCAGATGCAAGTCGTAGAAAGTACGATGCTTGCTGGTCAGCCTGTTATTCAAAAACCTGCTCGCTGGCGCAAGACCGTTTCATTTAACGTGGTTGTTGACAATGCTCGTCAGCCTGTTTACTTGCGCAAATACGAATATATAAAGTCTTATGCACCTGATGCTTCTGTAACAGGTCAGCCATTGTATTATGGCGATTACGACTACGAGCATTGGATTGTTGGTCCAACTCCAGACCAAAATTACAATTTTGAAGTTCTGTTTTATGAGCGGATTGCTCCGCTGTCTTCTGAAAACCAAACAAACTGGCTTACCCAAAATGCACCGAATGCGATGCTTTTCGGAACTCTGTTGCAAGCAATGCCATTCTTGAAGAATGACCAACGACAAATATTTCAGCAGAAATATGACCAAGCTATGGCAATGCTGAAAACAGAAGATATTACTCGTATTGGTGACCGCCAAGCAATTGCTATTGAGAGTTAATTATGACAACATATACAAATCCCTTTACAGGTCAAACAATTCAGCCGAGTCAAGTTGGCTATGAACAGCTGACGATTGTCACTGATACAGTCCTGCAATGGCCAGTGAATGGTAATACTTCTGACGTTGTTGCTAACATTATTGAAGTAACAGCGACGAATTCAGGTTTGAATTTATTCATGCCTGCAGCAACGCAAGTTTCTACAGGTCAAAGTGTTTTAATTAAGAATATTGGTTCGAATGCTTTTACAGTAGTTAAAAGCGACGGAAGCACTATTGTTTCAGTTTCTTCAGGGATTGCTCAGTATATTTACTTAACAGACAATTCAACCATTCCTGGAACTTGGGCTACTGTTCAGTTCGGCGCTGGAACAAGTGCTGCAAACGCTTCTGCACTGGCTGGCTATGGTTTAAAAGCGATCAGCACAACGCTAAATCAGGCTTATAACCTTGTAGCTTATTACTCAGACGCAGCATTTACCGCTGCAAACCGAGCTGAATTTGCGGTTTGGGAAAGTGGCGTAGGAACATTTACTCTGCCTGTTGCTACTGATGTTGGTAATGACTGGTTTATCATGATCCGTAATAACGGATCAGGCATCTTGACTATTGTTACGACTGGTACGGACACAATTGATGGTGATTCTTCTAAACAATTGCAAATTACGGAATCTCTCGTCCTTGTTTCTGACGGAAATGGTTCGTTCAACAGTTTTGGTTATGGACAGGCAGTTCAGTTTTTCTTTACTCAACTCGCTTTAGACATCACAGGTCTTGGTCCAACTGTAACCCTTTCTGCAGCTCAAGCTTCAAACGTCATTCAAGAATATTTCGGAACGTTAGCAGCGAATACAACTGTAATCCTGCCACCGACAGTGCAACTTTATGTTGTAACGAATAATACGACTGGCTCGTATACACTGACGTTTTCGACAGGTTCAGTCGGTGCACAAACTGTTGCCATTGGGCAGACTCAAACACTTATTATTGTTTGTGATGGTACGAACGTATACAATGCGAATAGCGCATCCATTTCGACTTTACCTAGCCTAACCCTTAATCCTGGATCTGCAGTAGCTCCTTCACTGAATTTCGTTGGTAATGTGCAGACTGGTTTTTACTTGCCTAGTACTGGGCAGCTCGGCTGGGCACTTGCTGGTGTAAACAAAATGACATTAAGCTCAACTGGTTTAGCTGTAATCGATGGCATTTCTGGAGGAACATTCACTTGACTGCTAAGGTAATCTCCCTTCAAATCAAACCTGGAATTCAGCGTGATGGTACGCTGTTCGATGCACCTACTTACGTAGATGGTCGCTGGGTTCGGTTTCAGCGTGGTCGTCCTCGTAAAATGGCTGGCTATAACGGCATTTTCTTAAATGCTTCAGGGATTTCTCGTGGCATGATTATGAATTCAGAAAATGGTCTGAATTATATTTATTCTGGAACGAGCAGTGATTTGCAGATGTGGACAACCGACAATGATGACGGTGTTGGTTCTGGTCCATATGATATTTCTTTAACAAACTTCACCTCCAATGCAAATAACCTTTGGCAGTTTGACATTGGTTACGATGTTGGCGGTGGTGCTTCTTTTCTTATAGCTCATCCTGGTCAGAATCTAGCGCACATAGACAGCACTGTTAATACTCCCGTGCTTTATGGAGATTTTCCTGGGGGTGCAATGGCAGAGCTGACAGACTCTCAAGGGACAAGCCCTTCTGGCGACCCCATTGAAGTTTCTGGTGGCGTTGTCATGCTGCATCCCTATTTATTCGTTTACGGGAATAATGGGTTTATCAAGAATTGCTCCGCTGGAAACTTTTTCGACTGGAACTCCGCAGACGCCAACGAAACAAACGTAGCCACTGGTAAAATTGTAAAAGGTTTACCAGTGCGTGGTGGTACGACTTCTCCATCAGGTTTATTCTGGTCAACTGATTCTGTTATTCGTGTTTCTTACACTCCTACGACTGTTGGCACTTCTACGCTGTATTGGCGTTACGACATCATCACAAGTCAATCTTCAATCATTTCTTCGAGCTGTGTTATTGAATATGACGGTATTTATTTCTGGGTTGGTGTTGACCGATTCTTAATGTATAATGGTGTTGTTTCTGAAATTCCAAACTCAATGAACTTTAACTATTTCTTTGATAATCTTAACTATAAACAAAGACAAAAAGTTTGGGCTAGTAAGGTGCCACGTTGGGGTGAGATTTGGTGGTTTTTCCCGAATGGTAATTCTACAGAGTGCAACGATGCTGTTGTATTTAATATCCGTGAACAAGTTTGGTACGATGCTGGCACTGCTGTTGGAGCACGTAGATCCGCTGGTGTTTTCTCTGAAGTTTTCCGTAAACCTGTTTGGGCTGGAAATGAAGAAAATACTGCAGGAACTTATACTCTTTGGCAGCACGAAACTGGTACTGATCAAGTTTATTTAAACAATGTGGATGCAATTCAGAGTTATTTCGAAACAAACAGCATTGGTTGGATCACAGGTGGTCCAGGAGCAGACGACCCAACTGGACCAAATCAATGGATTCATTTAGAACGTGTTGAGCCAAACTTTAACCAATCTGAAAACATGAACATGTATATAACTGGTCCAAGTTACGCTCAAGGTGCTGATGTG